TGCAGCCGGATATACGCCTGCGGATTACGTTACGTTTTGCAATGCTATCATTGATTTTATTCTTGACGCAGTAAAGAGCGGAAAGACTTTAACAGAGGTTAAGTGCGGTCTTGGTGGCACTATTCGTCAAGACCTTGGTGTCATTACAAGCCTCACATTTGCCTAAGCCATGTTTACAAACGAAAAGTATCTTAAGTTTACAAGCCCTTCAGACCGCAAGTTTTTTCTGCGTGCGAGTGATGTCATTAGCGTTAGGGTAACTAGCGCAACTAGAGTTGACATTGTGTATGCCCAAGCAGAACAGCAGTCTCAAGGATGGAATCTTGACACCTCTACTGCAACGGAAGCAAACGCAGCAGCCGCAGATTTGATGGCGCAGATTATTGATTTGCAAGCAGCACCTTACACAGAAATCGTCAGGGACTTCTCAGCAAACGGATATGTAATCACAGGTCAATAAGACTATCCTACTACAGAAAGAGAGGGGCAATAGCCCCTCTTTTTTTTGGCTATCTTTGTAGCATGAACGGGCTTCTTAGAATACAGAGTACATCGTCTCTCGACCTGTACATCCCCGTGGACTCTATCAAGGAGATATCTCGCACGTCTGCGAATGTCATCACCATCTTCACGTATCCTGTGATATTGAACAGAGCGGGTCTGTTTGACGCTCCTGCGTATCAACTTACTGAGGGAGGTGGTGGTGCGGGTGCGTCTGATAACAGCAATGTGCAGGCGATTATTGATGCATGGGATTCTGTGCTTCGAGGACAGCAGTCTGTTGCTGTGGTAAACTTTAGGTTTCCGATTGACAGGTTCGCAAGAGCTATCGTTCCTTGGCCGTAAGCCAAAAGCCCTCTGCTTTTTAATTCCGTATCTTTGCCTAAAACAAGGCAATGATTAACTCAGTCAGACAATCTGTGCTGTCTGTGCTAAACAAGAATAACTACGGTTATCTCTCCCCTGCTGACTTCAACCTATTTGCAAAGCAGGCACAGCTAGATATCTTCGAGAGTTATTTTTATCAGTACAACAATCAGATAAACAAGGAGAATGCTCGTCAGTCAGGCACGGGCATTGCGAACTTGTCTAAGAGTATTGAGGAGTCAATGGACTTGTTTTCTGTGACTCGTGGCCTCAACCTCGATTCCACCACAGCGGGTCAGTACCTGATGCCATCGGCAGCCACGACAGGTAGCGATTACTACTACGTCAACAAGGTACTTGTGTACAGCAGCATCGTGACTTCAGGTAAAGGAACTGCGCCTCCCGGTGCAACTACATCTTTTGGTGATACTACCGCCACTTTTACTTCTGATGGTGTTATTCCGGGAGATATTATCGCTCTCGAAACATCAACACAGGGTGTTCAGTATCGCACTATTGCAACCGTACCTACAGAAATTGATTTGACAGTTTCGGCTTCTTTTGAGTCTACTTCACCTCTATCTTACAGCATATTCAGAGCAGGAACTAAACAGAACGAGGCGGAGAAGGTGACGCATAGCAAGATTACTATGCTCAACAACTCCATCTACACCGCTCCTACGCTTGAGTACCCTGCGTATACCTCGGAGGAGGCCTCTATGCAGGTGTTCCCAAGCACCAACCTGACAGCGCGTAGGGTAGTGGCACAATACTTTAGGTATCCTAAAGACCCGAATTGGACGTATGTCACCCTTACAGGAGGTGAGCCTGTGTTCAACCAAACAGCGAGTGACTTCCAAGACTTTGAAGTGCCGCTTGATGATGAGAACAACCTCACCATGAAGATTCTGCAGTACGCAGGCATTACGATTAGAGAGCCTGAAGTCTTTGGCTTTGCTACGGGTGAAGAAACCAAGGAGCAACAACAAGAAGGATAATGGGGTACATCAGTCAGTTTCAGTATTACGAGAACGGGGGAGGTAATCCTGAAGGAGCCAATTGGGGTTCCTATCAGTACGTGTCCCTGTACGACATCGTCAACAACTTCATGTTGATGTACGCGGGCAACCACAGCCTCGTCAACAACGAGGATAGGTTTAAGGTTTTGTTTCACGCCAAGCGTGCCATTCAGGAGCTTAACTATGATGCCTTTAAGGAGGTCAAGGTTCTTCAGCTCACCATCACTGACCAATACAGATTTATTCTGCCATCCGACTTTGTCAATTGGGTTCGTATCTCCATGTACAAAAATGGATACCTCTACCCGCTGACCGAAAACATTCAGGTCAACTACGCTAAGTCGTACCTGCAGGATAACAACGAGCGCATCCTCTTCGATGTAGATGGCAACGCTCTGTCTCCTGAGTTCTCAGAGATTGACTACCAACGTATCACGGGAGGTAAGAAAAGCATCTACCTCAACACGGGCCATCCCTTCGATGGCTTTGAGGGATACTTCGTAGGAGGCAATTGGTATTTTACAACGCCATTTGGTGGTGCATGGTATGCGCTCAACACTGAAACGGCCAACGCCAATCCAACCTTTGCTATTGACAGAGCGTCGGGTGTAATCAACTTCAGCTCCAACATCGGAACGGGAGCTTCTGTTGTCCTTGAGTACGTGTCAGACGGCATGGAGAATGGTGACGACAGCAAGGTTCATGTCAACAAAATGTTTGAGGACTTTGTCTACGCATACATCGAGTATGCCATCTTGAACAGTAAGTTGGGTGTGCAGGAGTACGTGGTCAACAGAGCACGCAAAAGAAAGGGTGCGCTATTGCGCAACGCTAAAATCAGAATCAGTAATATCCATCCCGGCAGATTGTTGATGAACCTACGTGGAATGGATAAGTGGATTAAGTAATGGCAAAGGACTTAAGGACGTTTACCAAGGGTAAGATGAACAAGGAACTTGACGAACGTCTTGTTCCCGATGGCGAGTATACCGATGCGTTGAATATCCGAGTCGGCTCTACCGAGGAGGATGAGATGGGTGTCATCGAGACTACGCTTGGCAACACGCAGCTTACCACCCTTCAAGTCCAAAGCACACCCCTGAGCGCATCGGCTCGATGTATCGGTGCTCTTGAGGACGGCTCAACAGAGACCCTCTATTGGTTTGTCCATGACCCCGCGTTTACAGCGTCAAGCAATACGGGCAAGCTCGACCTTATTGTCTCGTTCAACACGAGCACTCAGGTTACCACATACCATGTCATCAGCATGGACGATGGAGGTGGAAGCAAGACCACCCTCAACTTCAGTCCTGCGTATCTTATTACGGGTGTCAGCTTGATTGATGACCTTCTGTTCTTTACAGACGATTACAACCCACCAAGGCGCATCAATGTTACGCGCACTTACGGTGAGCCAACGAGTGGCGATGTAGATACAGTTACTGACGATGAGCTTCTTGTCATCAAGAAAGCACCTGTCAACTCTCCCTCTACTATTTCGAGCTTCAACAGCAACATCTCCTCTACGTTTATGGAGGAGCGGTTTATCTGTTTTGCTTACAGGTGGAGATATGACGATAACGAATACTCGGCTACGTCGCAGTTTTCGAAGCCTGTCTTTACTCCCAAGGCTTTTGACTTCACGCCCAAGAGCTACCTCAACGAGGGCTTCATCAACAAGCACAACAACGCTACGCTTACTTACAACACGGGTAGCAGCCTTGTGAAGGGCATCGACATCCTGTTTAAGGAGGCCAACGATAGCACCATCAAGGTCATCGAGAAGCTCGACAAGGCGAAGCTCGGCCTGCCTGACAACAACGACCTGACGTTCAACTTCAGCGACAGTAAAATCTTCACGATTCTGCCAAGCTCTGAGATTCTCAGGTTGTATGACAACGTACCTCTGTTGGCTCAGGCGCAAACGCTTATGGGCAACAGGCTTATGTACGGCAACTATCTTGAGGGCTATGACCTTGTAGATAGCAGCGGCAATCCTACACAGCTCAACTACATCTGTACGCTGAAGGAAAGCACCCTGTCTCAAGAAAACCTGCCTAGCGGTAACATCCAAGGAGCCGCAGTTACATACACCCTTCCACAAAGCGTGACGGGTGGTGTGGCCCAAACGGTGACGGATGGCAGGCAACAGATTGACCTTACTCCTTTCTGTGAAGACGCTCAGTTCAACA